TACCTATAGAGTATACAAAAGAAGACTATGAAGAATATGATGATTTTCTTCAAGAATTAAGAGAAATTAAAAAGAGCTTTAATTCTCTAAATAAATTATTAAAAACTATTGATAACATAGAGGATTTTTATAAATTCAAAATTTCTATAATTCCTGAAAAACAACCGCAAAGAATCATAAATGAAATTTCTATAGCAAGAAAAGAATTGCTACTAGACAATAATAACGATTTATCAATTTCATCAATTCGATTAGATGAAAGTACACAAACTGGATTTACAAGCGATGAAGATTGAAATTACTGATGCTACGATTAGTTTGGTTAAAAAGTTTGAGGATTTTAGCAGTACTATATATCCTTGCTTAGCAGGCAAGCCCACGATAGGATATGGTCATGTGGTAAATGAAGCTGAAAAAGTTAAATATAAAAACGGTATTTCTGCTAAACAAGCAGATGATCTATTAAGAGAAGATTTACAAGATGCCGTTAATTGTTTAAGGAAATTAATTAAAATAGATTTGCACCCTGATAATATATCTACTTTAATATCTTTAGTATTTAATGTTGGATGTGGTGAGTTTGCTAGCAGCAAAGCTTTAAAGTTAATTAATCAAAACAACTTAGAAAAAGCTAAAATTGAATTGTTCGATAGCAAAGTAGGTTTTGTACGTATAGGTAATAAAATAATACAAGGCTTAGTAAATAGAAGAGCTTTAGAAGCTAAATTATGGAAAAATTATGTTTAATATATTTACGAAAATTAACTTTTTCTTTTTCTCTGTAAAAAAATATATTTATATGGGATTAGCTTTTTTTGGCTTATACTTACTTAAAAAACATTTTAACTTAATAAACGAGAAAGAAACCTTAAAGAATAAATTGAAAGAAATAAATGTTGAAGTTAATAATCAAAAAAATGTTATACATACTCAGGAAAAAGTTATCGATACTATCAATTCTATTGAAGATGTTGATCTTAAGTCAAATATTAAGCGGATGCGCAAAGGAGAATTCTAATACTATTTATCCTTATAACTTTCCAGACTTTCCAATTCCTAATAAAGAATTTGCAGATGATTTAGAACATGCTTGTTTAGACAACCCAGATCATTGCGTTAATATCAATAATTATATCAATAAATTATATAAATTTAAAGCAGTCTATACTATATATAAAGACTCTATAAAATATCAAAAAACTAAATAACTATACTGCGTATTTATAATTAGAATAATCATGTTTTTTTTGTTTAATGACTGGCCATATTGCATATTTTAAAGCATCAATAAAGTCATCGTTTTCTTTTATCAAAACATTTGTAATTTTTCCACTTCTTGGTTCTATTTTAAAAGAGAATAATTGGAGGTTACTAATCATATTAATACAACTAGGTTTAACAATTATTTCATAAGATCTCATCGTTGATATAGAATCTTCTGTATAAGATAATTTACTATCTCCAGATGTTTTATCGGATGGTTTAATATATAGTCCTTGGCGTTTTAAAGTGGTTATAGTGTCTGGTCTAGCACAATCTCCGTACACTTTGCCGTTTGAAATACCAGGTATGTTTTCTATACATAAATCATAAATTTTATGATTTTCTACCCCAACTCCTTTATACTCATGCGTGACATAAATACAATTATCTTTTATATAACATCTAATAACCGCCATTGGATGCACAAACCCAAAATCTATACCATAATATTTTTCAGCATTTTCATCTTCTTCAAAATCTTGAATGAACCATTTTCCTTTGAACACTTGAGCATCTGAATTTTGTAACAACTCTCCTTCCCAAATATGATTATAAACTGCTGGGGCGTTTTTTAAACAATGTAACCTTTCTTTATGCATTGAAAGGTTAAAGAATGGATTTTGATACCAATTTAATGTTTTTATGTATGATTTTGGAGGTGCTTTTTTAGAAAGAATAAAAGATTTATATAAACAATCTGTCTCATATTTTGGATTCATTGTTATGATGATTTGAGCTTTAGATTCAGTCGGTTTAGCACTATAGCTTTCTTCAGAAAACAAACCAAACATAGATTCAGTAGTACGAAATACAGTTGGTCTTAAAAGATCCCAGCTTTCTTGAGTTAAGCTATCTGCCTCCTCTATCCATACATGCGTTAGATCTTGATAACCCTTAATAGTATCTTTGTTTCTATCGAATCCTTTAAATAAGAACTCCGAACCATTTGGTATATATACAAACTCAGTACTTGTAATCTTGAAATGTTTCCTAAGTCCCAAACTATGAATCATAATTAACAAACAAGCGCCAACACTCTTTTTAAGAGATTCTTGAAACTGTCTAGTGCATAAGATCTTTTGTTTTGGTTTTGATATTGCTTGTAACAAAAGATAAAGAGCTACTATATAAGTTTTACCGCTCGCCCTTCCGCCTGCTAAATATATATAGCTATAATGATTTTCAAAAAAATTAGGTTGATCATGTTCATTTAACCAAGACGGCAAATGTAGTCTTAGAAAGTCATTTATATCATCAACTGAATAATCACTCATCGATTTTATATTTTATAGAGTCTACTAAAGCCCCAGTTTCTATTAATGGTTAAATCCTTTCTTTTTTATAGTAGATAAAGCATTGGGAGGTGGAACTTCTTGATTTTTTATAATAGCTTTCATATCTTGTACAGCAATAGCTCCGACCTTCGAAGCTTCGATTTTTAAAGATGTATTCTTATCTACAAGATTACCATAAGCTTCATCAACATATTTCTGCCAGTTTTTATTTCTATCTGCAGCTAAATCTACAAATGGTCTTTTTGGTATATTAGCTGTTCCGTAATGGTTCCATGTTGCATATTCTAATATATCATCTCCGTCTTCGTTGACACCAGCATCTTCAAATATACCCACAGCTACTTCTAGATCGTTAGAAGCCTCTATTTTTCTTTTGAATTTTTTATACTCTGAATCATCATCCTCTAAATAAGCAGACATGCAATACCTTTTAAGTTCTAGGTGAGAATCGATAAGGGCGACTTTGTAGTATGTATTCATTGCCAAAACTAGTTTGCGTTAAACCAGTCATAGCATTCTTTGGAGATGTTTTGTTTGTAGAATATGTAACGGAAACTGCACCAACTTGCATACTAGATATGTCTCCGCTTCCTCCCATAGGTCTACCGCCAACAGTTAAAATATGAGCCGCAAAATAAGCTATAAGCAAATTATATACGCTTTCTTCCGGTGTAAAAGAAAGAGTACTATCTACTCTGATTTTAGCAACAATAATAGCTCCGTCTACCTCGTATTTTGGTGATGTAAACTCTGGAGCTATTATTGCCATTAATTCTTTTGGTGTTTTAACCATTAAATGCCATACATAAAACATTGAGTTTCAGGTAGTTTCATTTGAATACCACCATGTCTTCCTGTGAAATTTGTTGTATATGCCAAATTAACTGCTTGAGTTGGATAAACATTCATTACTTCTGTAATTATTTGATTAAAACAAAGTTTATCGTTTTTATAAGCTATCATTACATCTTTACCTAGCAATCCACCACTAACAACACCATTTGAATCTGTTCTTACTTTTAGAATAGGTCTTTTTATAACAGTTATATCTGGATATTTTCTATTAAACTCTTCTAACACACTAGTTGTAGCTGTAGCCAAAAGTCTAACATCATTAGCTCTTTGATATTGTTCTGTAGGTAACAAGATTGTGTTAGGCATAAATTTAGAATTAGTCCTTAGATCTATTGCATTTACTATATCAGTTAAATCCTTCATGATTTCATCTGCAGTTTTATTTGCCCATTTTTTGGCATTTACACTAGCTCCACTCGCATCAAGAGTAGTAACTCTTCTATCAAAAGGAGTTTTAGTGTTTTTATCTGAATAATCTAACCATCCATAAACTTGATCTGCAGGCGCTCCAAAATAAGCAGTGTTATCATGAAGTTCTATTAAACTTCTAGTAGCCGCTCTTAATAAACTATCTTCTAGTCTTACATTAGCTTTATTACCAGCTTGTATTTCTCTAACGCTTAAATCATAAGCAACTCCAAAATCTAAGAATCTACCAGTATAAGCTCTTCCAGTTGTACCAACTTTAGGCAAAGCCGTTGAATAATCAGAGATATAACCTGCTTTACCGTTTATATCGTTCATAAACCAAGTATGTGTATAAGCCCCAGACTCTCCTGGTTGTACTGGTATATCTTGTAAGAAAGTCCTATCGGCTTTCATTTCTTCCATTACTGTATTATCTAACATTTGTAGTTGTTCTTCAAATAAAGCAGAGAATGAAGCGTCGGTATTAAATCTATTTGACAACGATGTATTGCCATCTTGAAATTGAAAATTTACAAATCTTTCTGATTTAAATCTTTTTTTATCATCAAGGTTGTGTGTATTATATTGATTGTTGTACATAATTGTCTCTTATTAAAAAGTTAAATAAATTATAGCTGGTTGATCTACCGCTGTAGTTGTGGTATAAAATCTACCGATTTTTAAATTGTTTGTTGCTACGTTTGTAAATTTTCCATTTGATACATCTATATAACAAGAATCTCCAGTTACCACTGTAACTGATGCCGTTATTAAATGATCTCCAAACCTCATAAAGTTTCCAAGAGTACCTGCGGAAATCACACTACCAGTTGTATCATCATAAAACTTATTTGCCGATGTTTGGCTATACATGGATATACCTGCAAAAGTTTTTGCAAGATCAGCAGCACTTCCTGCAACCCAGTTTTTTACAACCAAAACTCCATTTACCACCTCTCTAAGAACTGGCTTTCCGAATTCAATATCTTCTTTAGCAATGTATGAATCTATCATACATATATTTGTGTTAGGTCTTTGCCCAACTTGTAAACTATCAATACTTAATGCAAAACTTGTCATAATTCCTCTTTTATTTGCTTTGTCTTTTTTCGTTAATTAAATCTTGGAAACTTAATTCTTCAGGCGTTTTTGTTTTTGTATGAAAACTACTATCTAAGTTTTGTATTTGTTTTTTAATTGGATCTTTTTTTACAGACTCAATTAAAAGATCAAACCTAGCTTTTACATAATCTTCACTTTTTCCATCTAAATTTAAAGTTCTATCTTTAGACTTTAAAACCTGCTCCATTACAAACCTATCTGATTTGTCATGTAATTTATCAACGTTCATTACTCTTTTTGCGTTATCTAGAAGACTACATCTAGCAAAGACAGCTTCTTGAAAACCCTTATCAGAGTCGTTGTTATTTTTTATAATTGTTAATTTCTCGACTAAACTATTAAGGTTCTTAATAGCAGATTCTAAAGAGTCAGTATTAGCAGTCACAGTAGCTTCTACTTTGTCCTCAGTTTTATCTTCGACAACTTCTTTATCTTCGACAACTTCTTTATCTTCTACTTTGTCCTCAGTTTTATCTTCGACAACTTCTTTATCTTCAACGACTTCTTTAACTTCGTTTTCTTGTACGGAATCCATATTTACCTCTTCGTTTTCCATTTCAAATTCCAGACTATCAACTCGATGTTCTTGCCTTGAATCTGTATTAATTTTTACATCAGGTCCAGCATTGCCTTCTTGGACTATAGACAAATGATTCGCTATAATACTTTCTTGAACATGTGTATATTTTTTACCCTCAAACACACCATCTTCTTTTCTCAAACTCAAACTATAGCCAACAGATAAGCCACGCTTACCTCTTTGTATTTGAGCTATTGCATCTTTATGCGTGATTGTAAGATTTATACCAACTTTATTTTCATTGATAATTATAGATTCTCCAGTATATCCAACTGTAAATTTATCTACATTCGTAGAATCTACAAAACTATCTCTAGGATGTTCACAGGTAATTACTATACCTTTAAGAGATTCTAGTGCTTCTTGTTTCAATACTTCATCTTTAGGTCTAAACTCAAATCTTTCAGATCCATCTGCATTAAAGTATCTTTGAACGTTATTGAACTTTGATATGTAAGCAGTACCCTTTAAATAACCCTCTTTAGTCTTTTTTAATCTAGGCCTAAAAGTAGCATCTTCTCTGAATTCAATCATTAAGAATGTATTAATATTAATTTAACTATATTAGTTATATATAAACAAAAGGTAAACTTCAAGTAAAATGTATGAAAAAACCTTGTAAAACCACTATATATAGTGGGTAAATACATATCTATAGATTTTTAACACTATATATAGTAAATATTTAGTCTAAATCATTATCATTATCAAAAAAAGAAATTATAGGTATAAAGCCACATCTACATCCATAGTCTTCACCTACTTGCTTTTGAACACCACCGATCGAAGATTTCTTTCTCCATTTATCATTTCCGCGGGTTCTATAGATATCTGGATCTTTCCAGCTCATGATTTTTTGATTCAAAACTCTGTGACTAGGTCTAACTCTATTATCTCCAACATCTACCCATATGTACCCATATATACCCAATTTGACTAACTTATATCTTGAGTAATTTATGTGCAGATCTTTTATCTGCTCTTTAGCATTAAACTTTAAGTAATTTTCAGCAGAATCTATATCATCTAATATCCGCTCTTCGATATCTTCTAAATCATCTCCAGAAGCAAAACCATCCTTTATTGTCTTAACAGTCTTATAAACAAGATTCTTTCTCATGATCTTCATTAAGTCCAAATTAGAGCTAATGAAGGATCTAAGCATTTGATCTAGATCTTTTTTGTCTCCAGAATCTTCATCACGCATCTTTTTTACAGACTGCTTAACCTGCTTTTTAGAGTATCTTAGAAGCCTTTTTCCAAAAAGTAACACACAAGCAGACACCATAACATTATCCATGTTTAAGAGCTTCTCTGTCTTCTTTTGCATTTTTTGCATATCGTCTATGTAATCATCATTGTGAATCATAGAAATTGAATCTAATCTATTAGATTTATTCCACTTTGATAAGTTTCCTATATAGTCATTCTTGATGATTTGGATAGTCTCTTTCATCATAGATGAGAGACAAGTAGCATAAGCAATCTCAATTACTGTAGGTGATAAGATTAATCTTCCAAGTTTCATTATTCTAATATGACAATTTTGTTTTCATACTTTTTTACGAAAAATCGATACTTTAGTATAAAGTTATCTGTTTTATTAAAGTAATCATATATATGATCGCAATTATCAAATTCACATATATGCTTTAATTGCTCGTTAAGCTCGTCGCTTCTATAATCAAGAGATGGTGGAAAGTTTAAAGTACCAGCCGTACAACAGCCATTTAACATAAACATTATTAAAAATATATATGTTGTTTTTATCATGTTAAACTACTTATTCGTTATTATTTGTTAAGTAGTTTAACATGATTAAGCAATACAAGCAATTAAGCTTCGATAAAATGATTCTTTGCATCAATTAAATTAATCTCAGTTTCTAAGAAATCAATTCTATCTTTTATAGTTGTAAGGCTACTTATAATTAGTTGTTTCCTATTTTCATCAAATAGTCTTATTAGTGAAGATATATCGCTATGAATAATATTTGTATTAGTTGCTAAAGATGATACAGCTTCGTTTAAAGCATTATATGTTTCTTTTTTCATAAGTTTCTCTTTATTTGTTGGTTGTATATATAATATAGTGTTTATTTATCTCGCTTCAAGCCTTGTTGTTTAAAGACTCTAATATAGTCTTTAAAGTTGTAATATCATCTTGTAACTCTGATAGTGCTTTTAAAGCAGCTTGTATTTTTGCTTTAGTACTATCTTCGTTTGCATCCATGCCTCCTGCAAAAATATCAGGAGCATATCTCTTTAAAGTATTTATGTCAGCTTGTATCCACTCCATATATTCAATACCAACTGGATCTAATGGAAGGATATTAGGCACTACTTGGTTATATATATTAAAATAATTTATTTTCATAAGCTCATAATTTAAACTCTCTAGACGCTCTATTATCACATCCGCTTCTGCCTGTGTATGATTGGCTCTAATTTCAGTTTCTGCGATAGCTTTATTCGCAGTTACAAAGTCAGATACTGACGATACAAAGTTTTGCTCAGTTAAAGAATCTGCTATAAGAGCTATTTCTTCGTTTAAATAAAATTGCATGAATTCTATTGTAATCCATGTTTTAGCTTGTTCTTTTGACATATTTATACCTTTTTAATTGTTTTTATATTAATTGTTTTTATTACGTGCCTATAGCTATAATATTTACCCATCCAAAACTATTTACGTTTATTCCTCCTGCTCTTACATACAATGTACAACCAGTTTTAGTTAAAGCTTGTATTAAAATTAAATTTATATTATCACCTCGGCTATTGTCTTCAAGTCCAGTTGTAATTGTCGGAGGGCTAGTAAAAGCTTTTGAAAAAGTCACTGCAGTTGTTGATGCAGCATTCGGTATTAATCCAAAAGATATTCTATGACGAGAAGTTAACAAATCTAAACCAGCGTTACTTATAATAGTATCTAAATGTAGCTTATTAACTAGATCTGCATTAACTGTAGGAGTATAACTAGACTTAATAGCATTAGACCCAGCATCAATCGTCCCTGTGACTGGAAACGAATTGACAGGCTTAGTATCTACGTAATTTTTATTAGTCAAATTGTTACTAGAAACTGGAGCTGAAGAACTAGAGGCTTTATATACACCCAGATCTAAATCACCAGTCGGAACTAACAAGTTCAATGGATATGTAGCAACTGTATAGTCTACATACCCCTTATTAGTAAAATGATAAGCTGATATAGGAGATGCAGTGCTATAAGCATTGTAATTTCCAAGGTCTAGCAATCCAGCAATACTTATCGTAGGTCTAGAATCTGCAATTGAGTATGATATCTTCAGTGGTGTAAGAACATTGCCAGGAAGTAAGCTATGATACATAGATAATTCAAACTCATTAGTCACAGAACTACCAAGACCAGTTTTAAACTTCATATCCCACCGTCTTAGAGTGTTAGAGCTAGAGCTTCCAGATTGAGTTACAAAGTTTAAAGCTGGTTCAGGATCATTGTTAGGTAAAAAATTACTAAAGAAATAAGGATCTCCATATGCTCCCATGTCTTCGTAACCTAAATTCAAAAATGTACTAGGTAGATTCTGAGCAGCGCTTAAACTTGTATTAATAACACCTTGAGGGTTTATTTGTCCAGTCACAGCCCCAGTTAAACTTACGTTTGGGACCGTTGCAAACTGTTTAACATACCCTACAGTCGCAACATCACTATCTACCAAACCACTTGGCGTTGCAGAAGTAGTAAGCCTAAAGCCATTCAAACTTATATTAGCTTGAGGTACCGCAAACTGATCTAAACTAATTGTTTTAACTTGAGTATCAACATCAGTTACAAAATCTGTTATTTGAGAAGTACTAATAGGCGTTAAACTAGTGTTTATAACACCATTTAACAACTCACCCGTTACAGCCCCAACTAAACTTATATCTTGAGAAGGTGCAAATTGCTTAACAAAACCCACTGTTGCAATATCAGTATCAATATTTACATCTGGAGTAGGTAAATTAATAAACTTTTTGTTATTTAGATTTATATTAGCCTGCGCTATAGCAAATTGGTCTAAACTGATTGTTTTAGCTTGCGTTTTTACATCAAGCGAGAAGTTTGTTATCTGAGATGTATTTATCGGAGTTAAAGTTGTAGCTACAACTCCATCTACTGAAGTACCTGTAACTGCTCCAGTTAAGCTTATACTCGGTAATCCATAAACGATCCAATTTCTTGGATCTATACCATAGGGATTTTCAGGCGTTGGAGGAAGATTGTTTGGGTATTTGTCATCAAAATATTCAAGAGCTGTCATAGATACTTAAAATAAATTATTATAAACTTCTATTAAATCTTATCATCCCAACTCTAGGATTCAAAGGTCTTTGAGCTGTCGTTCCTACAGGTAAAGTAACCGCTTCAGTACCTGGTAAAATCAAATCGGCAGCTAAAGATAAAGTTGCTACTCCCCCAGTTACTGAAACAGTAATTTGATTAGTAGTGCCTTGTATACCAGCAATTCCAGACGATATTAACTCTGAAAATACTATAGCTGCAGACCCAATATTTACAGTTACAGAACTAGTTAACATAAATATTTTAGGAGAGTTAGTAGTTCCTGCAAATACTTGAACCGTCAGACCTCTTAAAAACTGTGTGTAAGTATCTAATTCAGTAACCCTAGTTAAAACCCAATTAGTACTAGCAGATCCTGCGTCAGTAACTACGTATACACCATTTTGTGTGTTTGTAGTCTGGTTTTTTACTAAAACCCTACTGCCTATAGCTAACGCTAAACCATCTATATTCAAAACCGCTTGTGTTCCAGAATTAGTCAAAGTTGCTCCAACTCCACTTGACCCATTAGCATAAATTGAGGTTAAATTAGCAGTAGTAGCAACGTTACAAGGGTTTATTTTGGCAATGTTATTAAGAACCCAGTTCTCAGAAGCAGTATAATGAAGAACAGGAGGAGAACTATCATCATAAAATTCGTGTTTTCCCCTTGGTAAAGGTAATTGAGCCATATATTTAAACGTTTGTTAATAAATTTAAATATAACTTATATAAAGTATGTTATCAATATAAACTTTTATTAAATCTTATCATCCCAGCTTCTGGAGTCAATGGTCGATCTTCGCTTGTTCCAACGGCAATTTTAGTATAAGCCTTGCCTGGGAGCTTTACATTGTCTTCAAATGCCAATTTAAAACTATTATTAACTGGACTTGTAACATTAATTTGGTTTACTGTACCAAAAATATTTACAGTTGATACAGCTCCTGGCGTTGGAGCGTCTGTATTAAGTCTAAAATATCCTTTAGTTGGATTTAGAGGTCTTTGAGCTGTCGTTCCTACAGGTATTTTTATTCCTTGACTTAAAAACATTACATCGCCGTTAAACTCTGTTTTTTTCTCAAAAGAGAACTTATCATCATAGTATCTATACTCCATGAGTAGTCTTTCCTGACGATTCCAACCTATAGAACCCTCATCATGTCCTACATGATACATACCAAAGTTCTTTGGAAATCTATAATGTGGGCTAGAGCTATTATTTTCAAAATAACTTTGCCAAACTATACCATCTTGAACACTCGTGACGCCTAGTTGCTTCCTATAGCCAAATAATCCCATAGAAACTGGGAACAAATCATTGTCAAAGACCGTTGAAGAATCCCATGAAGTAATACGTAAACCCGGCTTAAAAGCCCCAGCCCCTCCAATATGGCTAGCATCATACCAAAGATTCCCTCCGTCTTTGTCGTATTTATCTGTATCAGCGTAACTATTATAAGTCCTAAGCGGTCTATATTTACTCCATAAATACTCAGAATATCCAGTTGACCAGCCTATATCTACTAAAAACTCTGTCAAAAGAGCCAAAGATCCATAGCCTGTTATAGCAGTTATTTGAGCTTGAGTCTCTGCGGCAACTGTAGCTATACTACCCTCTAATACACCATCTGCTTCGATCCTAGCTGTCGTTTCTTCTTGTAGTGCTACAGGTGTTGCGTAATCAGTACCACCAATGGCTTTAGCTAACACTCCACCAGCTATAGTCTTTACAATCCCTAAGCCCAAAGAGTCTAAAGCTTGAGCATTTGGTAGGTTCGCATTGGGTTGTTGTATAATATACTTAGCCGCATTGCTTGCAACATCTACGAAGTCTAGCTTTCTAAAGGTTCTGCCATCATAGATAGTCTCTCCAACATCTGCTAATACTTTACCAAGAGAACTAGGTGTCTCTGGTAAATAAAAATTAACGTTTCCAGCTAAGTTATAAGCTGATATGAAGTTCACAGACCTAGTTAGTCTTCCAGCTCCTTGATCCGTTCTGTCGTAAATCTTTAGCTCCCTTGTACCAATGTTGTTAAGTCCAAACACTGAGTCGTTAGAAGTTATAGCAGCTCTTGCTATAACACCACCTTTAGCCGTTAAGTTTCTTATACCCTGTAGATCATCTCCATCATCAAAGTTTCCATCAATTATTTTAAGTCTTGAGGTCGTAAGTGTTTTATTATCATTAGCAAGCCAAACTGGTATGCCATATTCATAACATAATTGTTTATTTATATCTACGAAATCAACGCCAGATTCAGCCTGTCTAACAGTTGAGCCCGTTTTAGCTAGAATACCATCTTGTAAATTAGCTAGGAATTGCGCACCTTGCCAAGCGGCTTGAACAGGAGCATCTCCCATTATAAAATTACCAGTTAAAAGCCTAGTATTTAAAAAAGCTAAGTCAATCAAAGCATACCCAAAACTTTGCGAAGCTTCGGGTTTTCCAGTAGCAGTACCTACAAAGATTTCAGGATAAGTTACTCCAGCAACATTAAATACTCCAAGAGGCGGTATCGCTTCAAACTCTTTCCAAAATTCATTACCAAGACCACCAACTAACTGATACGCCTTACTCTCAGATAACACATAACACATCATACCTATAGATCTTCTCTCTGCTGAGATAGAGTTTCTAGCATCTATGTTGGACACAGACCTATAGCCACCCTTACCAAGTTCATCAATGTGAGTAGGGTATGTATCGGCTGCAAAGGTAGTACCTATAAAGCCTGTGATGGGCAAAGATCCTGGGATTTTAGACATATTATCTTACAATTATATTAAGAGAAGCCCCTAGTTTGTTAAAAGTTCTGTAGCAATAGTAATCTATTTCAAGCCCAAAATCATTGGTTATTTTTAAAAGTTGAGGCTCTGCCATCACAATTTCTAGATCTGTGGACTCATCTATAAAGTCATCTCTAGTTCCTAAAGCGCTTGGATAACATATATATTTATAGTTTCCAGCTTGCGTTAGATACATGCCATCTACATTCTCATCAAGCTTTGAAACCCTAAGACCCTTTAGAGCTTGGCTAGTTAATACATCAAGTGGGCTTTCGCCGTAATAGATCTTATACATATAGTTAATTATTAATAATTTGTTAACGTTTTGTAAACTTGTGCTAATAGCTTTGATCTTGAAGATTGCAGATTCAACGTAATCGAAGGTAATCTCTGGCAAACTAACTACTTGAGACCCTGTGTTATCTAAACCAGAGGCTAAAACTAAAGAATTATTGGTGTAATCTATCTCTATAGACTTATCCTGTAGCATCTCTGGATCTTGCATAGTCCACATAGCGTTATAGTTCCCAGCTACTATTTTCTCCCCGACTTCATAAACAGATTTTAACCCAGTTATAACAAAAGAACTAAAAACTGGCAACTTAGTGCCATAAAGCAACATTGACCACATCATATTTTGAGGAACGTTTAAAAACGTAGTGCCTTCAGGTATACCACCAAGCAATACTGGAGTAGGATTTGGATTTGTATATAGCTCAGAACCTCCGCCTCCACTAGTTCTAGACCCTGTAAAAGAACCTCTTTGCTTAGTCTCTCCATTCTTCTTTACGAACAAAGCATTGTTTTTTACATAAGCATCTTGAACGAAAGAAAACTCATCAGAATCAAATAAGTTTGTGATATCTTTGACACTTTGTAGCATTTCCGCATCAACTTTCTTTAGATCTTCGATTTCTTGCTTTAAGCTAGAGTCAACTTTAGTTAATGTGTCTTTTGTACTTGCTACTAAGTTATCGACCTGCGATTTGCTATAATATTGCTCAAATGACTTCTTGATCGACGCTATATCTTTGTCTAAAGAATCCTTAGAACTATCTAAAGAACTTAGCCTTTTCAGCAAACTTTGTTCAATAGAACTCATGTTACTTAACAAGTCTTGACGACATATACTTAAAGACTCTGTCAATAGCTCTCTAAGCTGCTTAATCTGCTCAGTGCTATAGTCTTTACATTCTTTAATTACATCAGATGTAATAGTCTCTATATCTAAGTTCTGCAGATCAAAGCTATATGTTTCTTTAGCCTGATTTGTAAATACTAAAGTATCATCGACTCTCTTTACAAAGATTATAGCATCTTTGATCTGCAGATTCCCAAGGATCTCTAAAAGCATTAAGTTCGTAACTTTGTCTTGGTCTAAAATCATTTGTGTTTCTCAATCTTTTCTAAGTAGCCATTGATTATATATTCATCTAACTTTGCAGTTCTAAGTTTCACTTGATTTTCTTGAGAATCTGTATTCATCTTATTCTCTTTGTCAAGCTTCTCTTGCTCCATGTCTTTTAGAAGCTCTATGTCTCGTTCGTTTAGTTGTTCTTCCTCAAGTTCTTGTTGATTCATTTTTTTCTCAAGTTCTACTAAATCTTCTTTGCTAAACATGATGTTGTTGTTGAAGGCTTGTTCTGCATGATATCTTAGTTTAAATAGTGTTTGAGCATCTACAGCCCCAGCTTCTATGTATAATCTATCAACTTCAGCATTAAGCTTACGAGTCTCAGCTTCTTTTTTCTCGTCAAGAGTAACAAGCGGATGAAACTCCCAGTGAAAGTCTAGATCTTGGCCCGCTTCAGATACAAAGCTCTTTTGAGCTTCTAAGATCTTAAAGATCCATGTAAAAAAAGGCTTTATATTATTGTTTCTATATTCTTCGATCTTATTATTCATTAAGTCTAACTCCTGCTTACCTGTAGCATTTAGACCTCCAGCCGAGCGACCAAAGAGCACAGAGACTGGGATACTACATGACGCAGAGATGATCTCTCCGAAGCGATCTAAGATCTCCGAGAGCCCGTGAGAGTTTGTAACGTGCTTTTGATACTCTTCTTCGCCGTCTAGAAATATAGTTTTATAAGCACCTTTTGAGCTATTAAAGTCATCCATGCGCTTTCGCATGTAACCGCCCATTTCCCCATCTCTAAAGCTCTCTGTAAACCCCGGTATCTTTGCTGTCGTTTCTAAATATCCTTGAACTATTTCAGCTGATACACCCATAGATTCTCCGAAACTTTGTATGCTTTTGTATAAGCTGACTATGCATGAATTGTCCCAGCCCTGATTGTTTTTCTTAGAAAACTCAGTCGTGGAGTCTCCAGCGAATCTAAAGAGCCTAGATTTGTGAACCTTAAACTGCACAGAGTCTGAAGTTACAAAGTTATTGTTTTGAATCGTGTAAAAAAGTGGCATGCCGTAGTCTTCGTCTAAAGGATCTGTCACTAAGTCTGTTGGAAACCAAGTAACTTTGTATCTATCAAAGACCTTAAGATGTACTAACTTATCTATGTTCTCATAGTCTAATTCATCTTCTAAAGATCTGCCGTCATCTATAAACGCTACGACTACAGAGCCCCCAAAAAGCCTTGCATCCCTTGAAGCTTCGAAGGTCTTTGGCTTTAGCTTTAGTCTCTCTAGTTCTTCTAAGATACGCTGATCGGCGTCTACAAAAGTCCTTAGAGATTCTTCAGGGTATATATCTATAATACGCTTGCATATACCATCTTTGCTATAGATACTATCGAGCTTAGCCTGGCTTAAGTCATAATGTTGATCTACGCACCATTTACTAGAGCCAGCTCTAGACCCAAAGTTGATGCCCGTCAGCCGGTTTGCCCAAGCGTCTAAGCGCTTTGTCTGTGTAGTCGTAGATACTTTAGAGTCTCTGTGAACCGCGTGTTTATGCTTCTTATGCTTCTTCATGTTCTATGTATTTTATTCTTAATGTATATTAGACACTTTGCTAAAAAATTACTAACATTTTTTAATGTGACCTTGATATAGTTCAAAATACTCGTAGATCTAAAGCTTATATCTATCTTCTTGACCTTGAATTTCTCAAAAACCGTAAGATCTGTAATACTGACCTTACAAGCTACTCCAGCTATTAAAACTGTAGCAATAATGACGCATATTTCGTATAGTTTCATAGACCAAAAGTTCAAAAGTTACATTGTAACGCATATAAACTGCGATGTATAGTTAATTCATGGTTATTTTGAAGATATTAAGATTTGTTATTATATAGAGTTTTAAGGCTTTTGATTTAATGCTTTGTTATCTAAGCCCTGTTTTACGTGCATGTTTTTTTGCGTTTTTCTTTATTGTTTTTTAATATTTCTTATTGACAAATGCAATGGTAAGTTGTATTCTATATATATAAGTTAATTACTTACTTATAAAACTAAATAACAAAAGGTGAATGATATGAATGAATTAATAAAACCAACTTATTTACATTATGCAATTTTAGAAAATGATGTTGAAGCAGTAAAGCTTTTTATTAGATCTGGTGTTGATATAAATGTTGGGATTGAGAGGTCTTTTAAACGCGAATCAATGATTACTCGCGAAGTAGAAATGTTTAAAATCTATCCTTTAGGTTTAGCTGTTGAAAATGATCTAACAACGATAGTAAAATTATTAACAGAAGCAGGGGCTGATGTTAAAGATGAGTTTTTGTTTACATCTTTATACTTTGAAAACCTAGAAAGCTTTAAAATTCTTCTTAAAAAATTAGGAAATATAAATATTCAAAATAAAGATGGTGAGACTTTTTTACATAAAAAAGCTTTTTGCGGATCAATAGAAATAGTTGATTTTTTAATAGAATCTGGAGCTGATGTTAATATAAAAGACAATCAAGGTAGAATACCACTTCATCTTGCTTCGCAAGAATATGAAATAGGCGAGCAAAAAACTAGGTTATTAATTAAATCTGGCTCTGATGTTAATGCTAAAGATAAAAACGGACGCGCGC